AATTAATTCAATGTCTGTCTTGGCCTTATCGCCATCAATGTCGATATACGCACCAAAATGCCCACCTGCTTGAATGACGCCAGCGCCATCGTCAGATGTTTGTGGTACGAAAGAAATAGCCTGTTTCTGATCAGATGAACCAGACTTTCTTTTTATCTCGAATCCAAAAAATTCTGCCATAAATTTATTCCTATATTATCGGAAGGGTATTTCTACCCTTCCTTTAATATTTATATACCTACTAGGTAGTGGTGTTTGACTCCCAATACTGAACTTGTAGCTCAACAGTAAATTCCTCAATCACATTTTCAGTCTCATAGTTTAATTCTATAGGACCAATATTGGTTGGGAATGTACCTCTAAAGTCGTATCTTTTTACAGATTCTCCTGCTTTATCGAGTTGTTCTACAATCATGTCTGCCATATAGTCAGTTGGATTTGCCAAGCCAGTATTATTGTTATGTTCATTAATACCGTTACTCCATCTTTCGAATGCATCTCTTACTGCAAAATTGGTATCATTAAGTATAGTTACAGTCCAGTTTTCAAATGTTCTGTCTCCAGCCATTTTTAATGTTCTGCCTCTAAACTTAACTTCCATAGGTGCAATAATTGAAGCTGGTAATTGAGCAGCTTTACATAGGAAAGAAGTTAGTTCAACATCTCCTTGAGCGTAACTTGGAAAGTTACAGGTAACCTTGAACATATTGGCTCTTGCACCGCCACCGGTCAGCTTAGATTTAAAATCGTCTACGCCTAAAATTGCCATGTTATCCTCCTATTATCCGCCGGCGACTTCAGAGAAGTCGACCCCAGTTCTTGTTGCAATGAAATTAAGAGTAATGAAGTTAATTGATCTTGCAGGTTTGATGAAGATATCTGCAACAAATCTGTTTGAGTCAATAACTTGGCCTGTGTTATTTGTTTCGTCACAAATAACTAAGAAGTCTGTTAAACCTCTTCTACCTTTTACATCTCTTAAAAACGGCTCAATTAAATTTCTGAATTGAGCTCTTGTGAATTCGTCATTGAATTCGAATAATTGTGCTTTAGCAGCAGTAGAAATTGCTTTTTCTAACACAATAAACAATCTTCTGACATTGATTCTATCAAATGCACTTGGTCTTGACAGTAGAGTTTTATCTCCGAAAAGCATTGTTCCTTGCCCAGGGAAAGAAACAAGTGGATTAATCCTTGACTTATAAAGAGTATCTCTATCTGCTTTCTTAGGATTCCATGCAAGTTTTGTGACACCTAATAGTTGACCTCTATTCACACCAGCAGGTGAGAACCAAGAGTCAGCCACATTGTCAGCATTTGCACAAAGTCCAGCAGTAAGACCAGCAGATCCGATCCATCTATATACATCATTGTACTTGTCGTACACATATACTGCACCTGAATCAAGTGAAGCATAAGATGTAGAATTTAATGAATCAGCATATGCTTTAACATCAGTAACAGCTGTTGAGTTGTTTACTGAATCTTCGATTGGAGGCGAAATAAATGCCATACAATCTTTTCTTGCATTTGCAATTGAAATCAGATCAGCACCGATTGTGTTTACCCCGTTTGCATCTGGGTAAGCAAAAAGTAAATTTACATCTACTGTTTCTGCGTCTTCTAAAAGGTCGAAACCAGTTGCAATATTACCAGCTGTAGGTGAATTACCATCTACACCACCTGTAAGTGAGTCTGAAATGACTGAACTTACATGTACAAAAGAGTCTGTACTTGAGGTAAGTGTATCTGATACCGTTCCACCAGCATCTGTTAAACTTGCATTATGGTCACCGAACCAAATATAATCTGATTGGTTATTAATTACATTTTTGTAATAGAGTGTTGAGCCTGAACCATCTTTAGCATCAGAAGCCTGTGATAAGAAAGCAAATGTTTCTAATACAGTTCCTGGTGTTCCAGAAATAAGTCCATCCTCATCTATAACAGCAATGTGTAGTTCGTCCTCCGCTTCGGCAAAACCTAAATTTGTAGCATAATCTGAAGTATCAGGAGCAGCGTCGAATTGACCAGCTTGGGCCCATCCACTAAAACCACCACCTGCAGTACAGATTTCTACTTTTAAGCTATTACCGAGGACACCAGGATACTTAGCAATCCATTCACCTTGTGATGCCAAGGTAAAGGTTTGTCCATCGTAATTATCCTCGTTTTTAACTACGAGAGTTGAATCACCAACAACAGAAGCGTTGTTAGCGCTTGAATCAACTACTCGTACTACTTTCAACGCGTTACCATACTTTAAAAATGACGCGGCTGTAAGAAAGTATTTTGCGGTATTGTCGTCAGGTGTTGAAAAAACAGAAGCCATATCATCTTCAGATGAAACAGTTCTAATTTCTTCGACCGGACCCCAATTAAAAGCACCTGCGAAACCACCAATGGAAGTGGAAACAGCAGGTACCACGGCAGTTGCGTCAATTTCCTTGACTTGAACGCCTGGTGATACTTGAAATGCCATCGCTTTTTCCTCTCAAATGAGTTAGTTAATAAGTTACATAATACGGATATTCAC